GATATATAGAGCAAATTTGCACTTTTTTATATAAGTGTGAATTTCCCTATACCAATATTCAGATGAAACGAAGGCTCGATTCCTTTAAGGCCATCGAGGAAGAGATGGTTGATAAGATTGGGCCACGCGATTATATGACAACAACTGCGCTCATTATAGCGATAGATATCGCTCAAGAGTTATTTAAGAATTTTTCTCTTGAGAGGGCTGTGCCAAGGCATGGTCCAGGAGCTGTTGCTAATCGTGAGAGAGCTGAGGAGAAGTACAAGTTTGTATTCTCAGACCGTATTGACTCTGTGTTCCCTTATGATGAGTGGTTTATCCCTATGGGAGAAAGCCAGCTCACGGAAACAGTGTGCCAAGTTGCCCTTTCCGGTTTGCGTGGAGAATCTTTCTTCATTGCAAATTCCGAAGAGGACATGTTACGCTTGTTTTTACTTCAAGATATCTTCGTTAATTCGGAGAATCATGAGGAAGTCGACATGCGATTTGTTGCTCGAGGACTCTTTGTAAACAAAGATTCTCGCGGCCCCAGATACATTTCGGCCGAGCCAAAAGAACATATGTGGCTCCAACAAGCGATAGGTCATTCACTTATGGAATATTTACAGAATTCGAAATTCTGTAAGGGTCACTTAAATTTTAGTGATCAGTCCATTAATGCGAATCTGGCACTTGAGTCATCGCTTAGTCGAAAGTATGCTACTCTCGACATGGCGGATGCTAGCGATAGGGTATCACTTGCCCTTATTAGGGAAGTGCTGCCCTCTCGGCTAGTCAGGCTATTGGAAGCCTGCCGGTCTAATTCTGCTCTACTCCCAGATGGTACTGTACTTCCATTTCGGAAGTTCGCGCCTATGGGATCGGCTTGCTGTTTTCCAATCGAGAGTGTGTTGTTTTACATTCTCGTGACAGCTTGCGTTGTCATGGATACTGGGAAGGACCCAGAAGCCGCTTCACGTAAGGTGTATGTATACGGTGACGACATAATTGTTGATGTCGACTGTGTACCTACTATCATACGGGTGCTTTCGGACCTAGGACTTGTCTTCAACAAGGACAAATCCTTCGTTCAGGGACCTTTCCGGGAATCGTGCGGCGTAGACGCTATTGATGGGATTAACATTACACCCATTAAGTTGCGCCATGCCGCTCCGAAAAGTAAACATGACTCTACCAGTCTCATCTCCTGGCTCGCCGCTTCTGATATGTTATTCAGGAACGGTTATTGGCGTTGTGCCAATGAGCTTGTGACTCATGTGAAGAAATTTACACGAGTGAGATACGTCGCACCCCAATCGGGGCTCTTCGGGATCTCTGGTTATGAGGCCGCTGTTGAAGTGGCTGAAGCACCATGTGGATGGGATCGTGATGTACATGCACTCTACTTTCATTTGAACCACGTGAAAAAGAGGACGACGGAGTGGGCTGATATGCTCCTCCGAACGCATGCTCCTGAATTACACTCTTTAGTTAAATTGGAGTGTACAGGCGAAATGCCTATTCAGGTGGCAGGGTCGACGACTCTTCCAGTG